GTACCACATAGGGTTCCAATCGTATGATACGATACGGAACGATCCTGCACCACCGAGAGGCAATGCTGTACCATGTGTTCCCAACGTCATTGTACGGGCACCGTAGTTAACTGCGGTAACTGTATAGTCGATACCACGGATGCTTGGTGGTAAAGCAGCGCCTGCTAACCTGATAACTGTACGGTTAGGTATGACACGAGCAAGACCTGCGATATCAGCTGCAACGTTTGCTACAGTAACAACAGGGTTAACAGCTGCGCTTGTTCCTGTGATGTTATATGCCTTGCTGATATTCTGCTTGGTAGTATCTAAAAAGGTCATGCCTGGGCTATTCTGAGTTACAACACCTCCTGCTATAGTTTTTACACGAGCAGAAGCTATAAGCGGTGTGCCATTGTAATAAGTTATAAACCCGTCATTATCGTCCATCCCATTATACCACTCATAAACAATGCCTTTGGTGTCGGTAAGGTTATATAACGCAGTTTGATTCACAAGCTTGAAATAATCTACACCGTGACCTACTTGGATGATACGGGAAGTACCGTCAGAAGTGAATGTGCCACGAGAACTCATTGGATATATCATGATGTCTCCTTTATAAGCTCAATGTGCAAGATTGACGTACTAACCATTCATCATTAAATATGCAAGTAGACATTCTTGTCTTCCATCCACATTCACAACTTAATTGAAGTGGACCACCTGAAATCCAAGGCGGATTGTATAGGAATTGAGCGTGCATGCCATCTTGGTCTACGATACCGTATGATTCATGACCTGCATAAATGAAGTCATAGACATTGGCACCGTTGATAGAAGCATTCTCACGTATAATCCCTTTAGAAGTCAGGAAGAACCGTGCATAGGCATATGAACCATGTTCAGCACGGAGTGTATGAGCTTGTGAAGCATAGTTATACTTAGGAAGATATCCTGGTACAGCCATAAGCTGTGCACCCATTTCGGAGTTTCCGAAGCACATATATGCATCGTACGTAGGACCTGTTCCAATGCGCATTTCAGCTTCCACCATATCCATAATAGTGTCTGCATCAGCCATTTGAAGCATAGTAGTAGCGTCTAAGATGTCCTGTGCAGTAATATTAGTAGGAACATCTCCGTTAAGGCCATGGGTACATCTGATACGATTGGCGCATGCTCCTAACATAGCTCTGGCAAGGTCATCTTCTGTATCACGTAACTGAACACCTTGTTGATATACAATACCGTTCAATACAGGATCTTCGTTTGTAAGGACTACTGTATCGGTTACGGCTATCCAGGCGCCATAGGTGCTCAACTTAGCATCTACATAAATGCATGAAATATCGTTCGGTGCTGGGTTGACACCATCATCGAGAGGTGCAGTTGCCGATGGAAGTTTGTTCCATCGTTTGAACCTCATTGTATCACCACTGTTTTTGTCCATGGTCATACGAGAGGCAGCAATTGAATAAATCTTTTGTGCTGTTGGGGTACTTAACAAGTTCTTGTTAAGGTTAATATTCACCGCTGGTGGTAAATTACCCGTGTTCATTGTCGCCATTATAGGCTCCTTGAAATAATCCAACTCTGTTCACGGTTGACGAAACCGCTACATTCAGTCGTAGACTGGCGAGGTCTGCTTTCTGCCATGCGGGTGACGAATCCGCTATCTGTCATAGCAATTCTGGATACATAGAAAAGATATATGCAAGAAAAAGGTAAGCCATGTTGAGATCGGCTTACCTTTAGGGGAATAGGTTACTTGTTGCCACGCATATAATGTTGCATCAATCTGCAACGTGCCTCTTTTTCCTTTTCAGAGAGGCCACGTTCAAAAAGGTGAGCATCATTCAATGCATTATCGGTATTCTTTATGGTGCTCGCATTCTTAGGTTTCTTAGTATTATCATGGATCCTTGAAGCAATATCTTCAGAATCGTCTTGATGGTAACCGAGCTTCTTGATAAGCGTATAGGTAGAAAGTGCCTTAGCTTTAAAGTCCTGTGTCTTATCAATAACATAGGCGAGTTCAGGATTCTCTTTTGCAAGACGTTCTACTGATTCCTTGGTAACAACCTGGTAGAAATCAGGACATTCAGCTTTAATGGCAAGCTCGGCCATCTGGCTCTGAAGTGCTGCGAGTTGCGCTTCCCGTTCCTGCTTCTCACGCTTAACGATCTTATAGTCAACGAAATCATCATCTGAGAGATTCTGTTCAGGTACATAAACTTGCTGTTTATTCATCTCAAGTTCACGTAACTTATTCTCATACTCTCTCATTTTTCTGGCATATTCTTCATTTTGTTCACGAAGCATCTTAAAGTTACGTTCTTGAGCTATATTTTGCGCTCTGCGTTCGACTTCATCATCGACTGGTGTCTTCATAGGTTCAGTATTGTCCTGTGTATCCTGAGTGGTATTTATTGGTGTATTGATAGTTTCGAGATCTTTTTCGATATCGATCATGATTTCAGTCTCCTTACTACGGATTCATTTTCTTCGTTACAGCGTCTTAGATAGGTCCCGTCCCAGAAGTTTAGTACTTCTTGGAGAAGCGGATATTCGTGTGGCTTAATATACTTACGGTTGTACAACATGAGATTGCAGTCCATAACAGACGGGATGCTCCACAGAAGTTCGAGTTTGTGTGTCGCTCTATTAAACTTGTACATATCATTTAAGTAGGTAGGCGATGGTACTCCTCGGCATGCTCTACCGAGTATCTTATAGACGTTACCGAACTTGATAGACTTATCTCTAAAGAACATCATCTGTATATAGAAATCACCATCGAATGTTTTAAGTCCTTTTGTGATCTCAGCATCGAGCTTTGTACGATAAGCTTGTGCATATTCCTTATGAATATCTTCGACAGACTCAGGCTTAGAGCCTTTTAAGAACGCTTCTTTTGCTTCGTTATATATATTTTTTTCCATGATTCCCCAAAGAAAGGGGGCATATGCCCCCTTATTTATATCTATAACGTGACAATGACCAGCTTTTAATGACCATATCATCAAGCTTCTTGGCCTTGCGGGTCTTTACTTGCTTGATTTCCGGTGACTCGCCAAGCACGTGATAGAACAGCTCGTTACACGCTTTTTTAGGTCTTGGCATGCTAGGCATTGTTAGATCCTTCCGGCTTTAAACGCCTTCTTTAACTTGGAACGATCTTCTCTGATCTGAGCATCAACTTGAGCTGGTTTCCATGCATAATCTTCAGGTAACGAAGATGTATAAGGATTGTCTACCAGCCTTTGGATACGCTCCTCAGGTAAAGGACTCATCTGACTATTCGCTTGGTTGAGCTGGAACGCTGAACCATTATTCTTTGCCATATCGGCTCCTTCTGTTAAGAATGTTACTTTCGTTTCTTATGCGGCTTGCGTACCGCTATTATTACTGCTTTGCGTTGCCGTTTGCTGCGCATTGGTATTCTCACTTGGTAATGGTGTTTCCTGTCCTGCTGTCACAGGTGCAGAAAGCATATTTTTTAATCTGATAATCGATTCCAGTTCGGTAACATCGAGTTGTTCAATCTCTTTCATAGACTTGATCATGTTCAATATGGCCTGCATCTCATCTTTCTTGGCTTCTGCCTTACGTTCGACAGCAGACGCCTCATTCTGGATAACCTCAGAAGCACGCTCCATAGCGAGACCTCTATCTGCATCAGCTTTAGCATTAGCCATATTTGCTTGTGCTTTGATCTGGGCCATCTGAACTTGCAACTGTTGTTGTTGTTGTTCAGCTGCTTGTTTTTCAGATTGTTGGATTGCTTCGATGATATCGTTCTTGTTTTGTAACGTAGATGCTTTGATAAGTTCACTTTGTGGAATCTGGACACCGAGTTTGATAAGTTCCATCATCTGGACGAACTGCATCTGTTTCTGTGTAGAAGTATAGACACCTTCTTCTACTACACAGGCATAATCGCCCCATACGTGATTATTAAACAGTTCTGTAGGCTCTTCATCGCCAAGGATATTTCTTACCTTGCCTGAGGCGAAATTCTTCTGTATTAGTTTGAGTGCTACTTCACCGACCATAGTCTGAGAATAATCAACATTATCGAATACAGGTTGTAGTGCTACGAGGTTGGCTCCTTGCCTAAGTTTAGAAAGGATACCTGCTATATCGTCCGACGCTGCACCTAAAAGCTCCTCTGACGCACCAGATATTTGGTTCATCTCTGCTTTAGTATCTTTACGCAGTTCTTGGTTTGTTGGCGGAATAAACTCTGCCGGAATAGGAACAGCAGCTTCTGCGAGAGGTACAGTAGATTTAACAGCGATACCACGACCGTTTCCTGTCTTAAAGATACTTTCTTTATCTACTAAGGCATTTTCATGATAGATAAACCCTGCATTAGCCCTTGACTCCAATTGGTCGAATTCTAAGATCATTCTGCGATTGTACAGGTACTGAGCAGAACGCAATGCTCTGACTATACCTTGATATTTATACGAGTAATCATCTATATTAGGATCGAAATAACAGAACATAGGAACAAAGCTATAGATATCTAAGCCGTTAATATTCTCATTGTAGAAACAATGTCCTTCTACGGAGATAGCACACTTTACGGTAGGTACTTCTATCTTTTGTACTTGTATTCCAGGATGACGAAACAGATATTCGTTCAGATCTTCGTCTTTTCCTGACCATTCATATTTATCGAGTGTATTAACATCTATTAAGAACGTTGCCTGTCTATAATCTCTATACCAGAATTCATCATAGGCAACACGACCTGTATAATATCTGGAACCCATAGGTGTTTCAGGTAAGAATTTATTATAAGTACTATCTGGAGGTAATACGGCAATATCTTCTGCATACTGAGGCAACAGATTCATAGCCTCTCTGCGTGTCATATACGTACGTTTCCATATTGCCGAACAGTCAGAAAGATCTTTTTTAGTTAAATAAGGATCAATAAGCACATTATTGCCACAAAGTTCAAGCTTAATATCGCCGCATACAGGATCATTTCTGTAATCCATGTACATATGCATCAACGAGAATCCCAAGGCAGAAGCTTGAGAAAAAGACTGTGATATCGTATAGAACATGTTGTCTTTTTCATGGACCCACATCATGACCTTGGTAAGTTGGTCGCATGTAGTCTGGTCTAAAGGTCTTTTTTGCCTGGGGATAACTATAGTAGTCTTGCGGTTCTGCATCTGACGACCGACGATCATATTGTGTATCGGCCGTATATGGTTAAAAAAGAAGTTATTACGACGTGAAGGAACTAGTGGGCCGTATAGAGCATTATAAAACTCTTGCGAGCCGGCTAGAAATTCCGTATCAATACGAGCTTCAGCTCGGTACGTCTGAGCGAATTGAATAGATTCTTCGTAGAAATTATCCATACGTTGGATAAGTTGTCTACTCGTTTCGTCTACAGCGTTAAAGGTTTCATCCGAATATATCATTGTGTCTACTCCATACAATGGGCCATTTGTTTGCATTGTATGAACATAGTTTCTATAACAACAAAATATTTTTACCTGTAACGGTACGTTTTTAAGTTATAAGGTAGACCATGAGTCTCAGCCATAGCCTTGAGATACCTTTTTTGTAGATCTTCAGGAGACGTTTCTTTTTCTATGAGATTCAACGAATTGCACATGTATCTGCAAACGTCGGCCCCATGCGAGTATGCGTCATGTTTGGGGGTAGGTTTATACACATTGTTTTTGGTATCCCACTCTTGAGAATAGTTTTGCAAGCAACTTATAAATCGTTCGCATGTAGCTTCGTTAATATAAAATCTAGAGAACGTACATCTGACTACCTCTATTCCATCAAGAAGTCCTGATTTAGGAACAATGGTGAACTCTATACCCATACGCTGCGCCATCTGGAACCGTGTAAGACCTGTCCCGAATTCCTGTACTCCAATATCGAATGGTGCAAAGTGCTGTGCATACATATAATCTTTAGATAATACATACTTGCAATAATGCTCAAGGCCGAGTTTATTGTTCTCATAGTAGTCAATTATATGGATAGATCCCCCTTCACAGATCTGAAAGAATATAATTGCACAGGAATCTGAGACACCGAGGTCCCAAGCCGTATAGGTAGGATAGTGTGTTTCATAGGGCACAATACCTATGCGACCTTCAAGGCGTGCTTTGATAAGATATTGTCCATAGAACGAACCCGTAGCACCAATATTGAAATCCGTATAATATTCTTGCCTTGAGAACTCGTAACTTATAACGTTAGTGTCTATCATATGTTGAATATCTTCTACGGATATATGCTTTGTATCTTCTACAGTAAGCTTTTGACAGAACCATTGAGGGTCTTCTTTAGCTATCTTGTATAGGTTATAGAAGTCATTATGGCCAAACGGTGTAGACTGAATAATAATGAACCCGTTATTATTCTGCACAATAGATAATGCAACTCTGAATGCTTCAGGATCTGCTTGGGCATACTCTGAGAATATTATACCTTTAGGATTAGAACCACGAATAGACTTATTATATGAGTCACTCCCGACAAGCTTAATGATACTACCATTGTGCAGCTCGATAGACATATTAGACTCATTTTTCTTGTATATGAGATCTTCTGGTACCATGTCGACTATCCGTAAACCGTCATTACGAATCGATTGCCATATGACAGTTTTACCCTGTGAATAGGTAGGTAGACAGTAGAAATATACCCCTACATTCTTAAGAGCCTGTCTTAATAAAAGATGCCATAAAGTAACATCTTTCCCAGCCCTTCTTGGCCAACAAAGCAAAGCAAACCGTTTACCCTGGTTCTCTATTGAATCAAATATATCCCGTTGATACTCTCTAGGTTTAAATGTATCACTTAGATTGATCTTTTTCTCGTCTTCCATAGTCCTCTAATACTACTACACGGGTACGATTATCAGTCTCTTGGGCCATGCTGTAATCTTTGTCATGTTTTACTAAAGAAACTCTTACAAGACTAGGCTCAAATTTCCTTACTAATCCGCTCTCTAGCAGATGCTCAGCGAATATCTTTTTTGCGAATGCATAGGTATCACGTAGATGCTCATATTTCTTGACCCAGAATTCGAAAGTAGGCCCTGGAATACCCAGTTCATCCAATAAACAATAGAACCCTCTACGCCCATCAGAATTATGCGCATACTTAATAAGTTCGTCACACAGATCATCAATAAAGCGGTCATCGATAGTACTACCTATATAATTATTGAGTCTGTATCTCTGATAAAATTTGCCTTCATATTCTTTTCTAATCTTTTTTGACATAGTCCAGTTCCCTTATTATTATTTCAGTTCTTGGAACCAGTCCGTAGATCTTTCTGCTGTTAATCTCTGATAAGATACAGTCATTGTCATATACGACTGATTCCATAACGTCACATATCCATTTGATCATGTTATCAGTATCAGGTTTATAGAACATAGGATCATTTTCTTTGTATTTAGTAGACTTTTTTATCGGCATATAAAAAAGAAAGTCCGCATGACACGGACCTATAAATTTTTCACAAGACATTTGATGTTCTATTTCTAAGCGTTGTGCGATCTTATCTGCATGTTGTAAATCATAGAATCGCTTACCATACCCGTAGCGCATCCGAGCACGTGCTTTAGCTACAGGGTCGCCCATTAGAATGAAATAAGCCTCTCTATCTCTCATAGAATCCCCTTTCTATTTAGAGTCCTTTTGGGCTACATTACTACAACGCACATAAGTAGACAAATTTAGCTTATATGTGCTTAGAATTATTCCAGTGACTAACCTAAACAGAAAGGGTCTATCATGGACGTAACAAGTATTTTAGAGGGTATTCAAGGTATTCTTGGATGTTCTAAGGATATTGAGAATGTGATCAATGAAGTGAAGGATGCTATGGCAGATGGGAAAATAACCCCATCTGAATTTATGGATATATTGGAGGCTATCGTACAAGCAGTGTCCAATATCACTAGTGCTGCATTGGATATTAAGAAAGAAGTCGAATAAGAAACGTTGAATTTCACTTATATAAACCGCCCTTTATGGGGCGGTTTTATTATTCTTCTATCCAATCTACCATCGCAAAAAAACTAAGATTATATATGTTAACATCAACGCAAAAGAAGGGATTATTAGTTTTTATCTGCTCATAAAGCCTTTTAATGTCGTCTTCGTATGCACATATTTTTAAAGCTACTTCAAGCGAGTCGCCATAAGCGTCACTATGTTTGAGTTGCCAAAGCCGTATGTGTTTCATTCTTCCATATCCTCAAACATAATATTTTCTAAAGCGTATAAAATAGCTGGTTTACTCGTCTCTTGCGGCGGCTC